TCTTACCTTTTTGGCGCAGGTGCGCATTGGGGCCATGTTTGCGCACCTGCACATGGAACATCTGCTCTGCGCTGGCACAGTATATGTCGCCGCCATCGAGGAACACCTGCTGTCGCCAGCTTTCCCCAGCAAGCCATGCGATGACACGCGCCTCGATGGCAGAAAAGTCCGCCACGAAGAATCGGCACCCCGGCTTGGGAATAAACGCCGTACGAATGAGCTCCGACAGCACCAGCGGAACAGAATCGTACAGGGTGCCCACGGCAGTGAACTCACCAGAGCGCACAAGCTGCCGCGCCTGTGCCAGATCCGGCAGATGATTCTGCGGCAGGTTCTGCACCTGAATAAGCCGCCCGGCATAGCGACCCGTACGCGGCGCACCGTAAAACTGAATCAGCCCCCGGGCACGCCCATCCTTACACACTGCCTTTTCCATGGCGGTGTATTTTTTGACACTGGATTTCGCGAGCTCCAGCCGCAGAGACAGCGCCTCCTGCACATCACCCTCGGACTGTGCCAGCAGGTTCCGGACGTTCGCCTTGGAGAGTGACTCCGCCTCAACGCCCTGCTCCGCCAGCCAGCCCTTCAGCTGTACAGGAGAGTTGGGGTTATCAAGCCCAGTGACGACCTTTGCCTGCTCCAGGTGTGTTTCTTTGAATTGGTTGTCGCAGGTAATGGCACTCCGCACCAGCTCCATGTCCAGCAGGATGCCTCGGTCATTGATGCGCTGGTCGAGATGGTAATTGCGCCACTCCTGCGGACGCACGGGTTTTTTCGCTAGTCTGCGCTGAATGGCAACCTCAGCCTCCACATCCCGCAGGTTGTATGCCTTGAACTGCGCCCACTTGCCCGGGGCATCCGCTGGCAGATGACGCACAAACGAGCCGTCCTTCTGCCTCTTCGGAGCACAGAAATAGCGAATAAGGTCGCGTCCTTCCTTCAATTTCTGCTTCTCCAGCCCAAGCACCGCGCCCACGCCCTCCAGCGACAGCGGTAGTCCCAACGTAGCCGCCCAAACCATCGTGCAGTGCCAGCCCTCCGGTTGTAGAGGCGTGCCCAGATAGTGCGACAGGCACACTCGCTCGAACTGCGCATTGAACGCCCACTTGGTCACATTCGGGTCGGTCAGGGCAGACAGGATGTGCGGTGGAATCGCCTCCCCGCAGGCAAGGTCAACCACCTGTGCTTCGCCGCCATCCACTGCGTATCCAAACAGGAGCACCTCGAAGTCCTCGCTCTCCGCATATCGATAGACGCCGCATTTGGCAAGATTCTCAGAGGAATAGGTTTCGATGTCGATTGACAGTTTCTTCATACGCACCTCCACGGAAAGGGCGGCAGATTGCTCCACCACCCCATATTGTTAAGACAGGAAATCGTCATCTACCAGCGTGGTGAATTCCGCCGCTGCATTGGTGCGACCACCGAGGGGCTCGCCATCGCGGACCTTCTGGATGTTACCCAGACCACAAGCGACGCCACGGTTCCCGTTGCTGTTGAAGGCATAGAATGAGATGGACACCCGGGCGTACACACCGCTATAGATCTCGCTGTGGTCGGTGATGGGGCGCACATACTTGTCCACCACCTGAGGAGGCGTGGTGCTGTTGGCATTGACGAACCAGCAGCCACGGTAGGCATCGTCGTCGCGCTCAGTGTCGCCGTCACGCAGAGGCAGCTTCAGTGCACCACGGGGCGGAATCTTACCGCCGAACTTGGAGGTACCCTCGTTGAGAGCTGCTTCAATAGCTTTGTTGATGGCCTCCACGGTTTCGGTATCGGACTTGGGGATGATGATGGAACAGCTGTACTTAGCTGCGCCGCCGTTAATGCTCTTGGGCTCCCAGACGTTTGCGTAGGACAGACGGACTTCGTTAGTGACGACCTTGGTGTTATTCTGCTTAGCCATAGTTTTCTTTCTCCTTCTTATTTGTCGTTGAAATCATTGTTGACAGTGTCGATGGCCGGACGCTTGTCTGACTCCGGCACGAGGGTGGGCAGACCGGCAGGTTTCTCGACCAGGTGGCCCAGCACGGCTTGGAAATTCTTCCTGCCCATGAGCTTCTCCATTTCTGTGATGGAGATGAGCTTCCTGCGGTAGATGTCGATGTATCCGGCATCCCGGGCGGCCTGGATGACGGCATCCTCGTCAGCGTAACGGCGGACGGTGCGTCCCTCCACCACCTTGAAACCGGGCCAACTTTTGCCCTGATTGATGGCTGCTTCTTCGGCGTAATTGGCGATGTCAGCCGCCCAGTGGGCAAGGTCATCCAGCTTGGGCAAGATGGCAGCAATGTCCTCATCGGACAGTAGAGGCGGATCGGCGAACTCATACCTGACCAGGTCGAGCTTTTCCTCCGCACGAGCCTTGCATTTCACCGCAGCCCGGCAGAACCGGCACCATTCGCCGGGACAAAAGTCGCCTTCGCCAGCAGCTGCCAGCAGCGCACGGGGCACAAGTTCGTGCTCTGCCCAATTCTGCAGCTGGGTGACCGGAATCTCCCATGTGCTGACATTGGCGCGGCGGGGCTGGTAGATGGTCATCGCCACGCGGTTGATGTCGTACAGGCAACCGAATGCGTTGATGGCACCGAGCGCGTAGAGCATCATCTGCGGGTTTTGTGCTGCCTCCACCAGCACACCCTGCCCATACTTGAAGTCGATGATGTGCAGCCGGTCATCGGCGATGATGATGCAGTCGCCGGTACCAAATCCGCTAGGTACCCAACTGGAGAAGTCCAGCCGCTGCTCCATCAGCAGCACTGGGTCAGGGCATGTCTGCCGGGCTTCCGCGAGGGTTTCCAGCACAAACTGGACGTAAGCATCCGTGTGCTCATCCATCTCATCTGAGTGGTACTTGGAGTGTGGCTTCCTGGACTGCATCTTCAGCGCTCGGCGCAGCTTATGCTCACACAGCGCGTGGGCCGCAGTCCCTTCAGCAGCTGCATTGCTTTCCCTGCCGGGGAACAACTGCTCCAGCAGGGCGGAGGGCGTGCAGTTCAGCCATCGGTGCGCCGATGATGCTGACAACATTGCATGTTTTTCTGGCGGCATTACCATTCCTCCGCTTCTGCCAGCATGGCGGCATAGTGCTTGGCATCCACCTGACTCAGCTTATCCGAACCATACTTGCGGATGAGTTCCTGTACCTTGCCGGTGTGCCCCTCCACCGACTTCTGGGCCAGCACCGCACGCACATCAGCAAGCGTCAGTGGAGGCGCTTCGGGGACTGTTTCTTGCTGGGGAACATCATCCCAGGTATGGGCGATTTCCCGCAGGTTCTCTGCGATGCTCACCAATACCTGACCACAGCTGAGCAGTTCCGCTTTGATGGTTGCCAGTTCACTCATGTTGCTCATGATTCTCTACCTCCTTTGCCTTGATCTTGAGGGCCTCGATTTTGCTCGCCAGTTGCCGGGACACAACGCTGATGGCGATGAGTGTGTCCTGAATGGCTTCTGTTCGGGCGTCCATGGGGATGGTATTCATGGGGATTCTCCTTTCTGAAAAGCGTTCTAGTGTGCCTTTCGCGCAACACATGACAGTTTTGCTGAGGGTGATAACCAGTTTTTCAAGAAAATCTTCAAAACCAGTCTCGCAACCCCTCACGAAGTAGACCAAACACTCTCTGCTTGCGTTTGTTGACTGCCACCTGGCTGATTCCCAATCGCCTGGCAATCTGTCGTTCACTCTCACCATCCAGCAAGAGCTGGCACAGTACCTGACCATCCGGATCGAGCGTCTCCAACTGTTCGAACAGCGCCTCAAGCAGCATCCGGCCCTCAACGACAAACTCCAGATCATAGGTGGTATCCACAGGGTCATGCCCCACTCCCTTCATCCGCTCAATTGAAAGAGCACCACCAGTCCGCTTATAGGGACACTGGCTACAATTGCCGGTGCACCGCACACCGCCAATACGGCATCGTTTTGCTCGTTCACGCTGCTTGCGCACCCGCCAAATGGGACGCATGTAGGCACGGTAGACTTCTTCAGTCACAGGGATGGACTCACCGTCAATGAAGATGTAACGCTGCGGGTTTTCCATGTAAAAACGCTCCTTTCTCGTTGACCGGGAAGGAGCGTCTGCAATCGTGGTATGCGAAAAAGGCTCAGTCCTGTTGGAAGCTCCAACCCGGACCGCAACCAATTCCTCCGAGGATTGCCTGCGGGATATTCAGTTCAGTGAATTCAGGCATCGGAGCCCGCCTGCGAGCAGGTACCTGTTTTCACCGGAATACAAAAAGGCCTGACAAATAGCTGATTTAGCTACCTGTCAGGCCATTTGGTCGTTC